CATCTCTAGTTCCTCACCCTGCTCTTGCAGATTACGAAGGCGCGGGGCGCCCAGGGGCTGCATGCTAGCTAGCTTCATGAACCGACGAATCTCTGATTCGGTTAACAAACTTTTACGAGCCATTATAAAAATCTCCTTAAAATAGCAAAACTCAAATATAAATAGTCGTAATCTTGAGTAAATACCTTAAAAAAACAAACTTGCCATCAATGGATTGTTTTTCAATTGTTTCAAGGCTTTGGATTCTATTTGTTTTACTCTCGCGAAGGAAATCCCAAGCCGTTCGCCAATCTCTCGTAATGTCATTCTTCCGTTCTCATGAACAGAGATTAAAGTACAGTTATGTTCCCCTTTGTAGTCTATCCATAGCCTACATTTTAAATTGATACAATCGCTATCTGCCTCTATGCAGCGCCGAGCGCAACTAACCAAACCATCATTCATATTTCTGGAAACTCCTCTGCTAATAAATCAAATATATCGTCTACTTCTCCATCGCTTAGCGCAAAATCCTTAACTTTTTGATCACCGATCTTTTTCAAATTCTGAGATTTTTGCCGGCGAATTTTTCCGTGGGTTTTCACTTCATCGATATAGCCTTGTATACGGCCATCACCGTTGATGTACCCCGTGATGATGTGTCGGAAGAAGTCCGATTGTGACAGGCCATCGTGGCGGCACCGTATCAGCAGCTGTGCTTGTCGATGATCGTTCTCGGTAAATACGATGCGTTTCGTTAAGTTGCCGTAATCTACTTCGTCAAGCATCACCACTTCCTTATGGTGATATGTGTATCACTTTCTTGTAGTCCTGAAGAAGTTTGTTTGACAAACACAGCCTTCGACTGCAACTCTTGAATGTTGCGCGCTCCACTGTAGGAGAAGCCGGAACGAATCCCTCTTTCCAGATCTGATAGTATCGCGCGTACGCTCCCGCGATAAGGGACGCGTGATGATACTCCTTCATGCGAGGCATAGCGGCCGCGCCATTCAACTTGCGCTTCCTTGCTGGCCATTCCTCGATAAGTTTTCCAACGCATGCCCTTGGCGTCTTCAAGAATTTTACCAGGCGTTTCGTCGGTACCTGCTAGCAAGGAGCCGCACATCACAATGTCGGCGCCAGCAGCGAGTGCCTTGACGATATCTCCGGCGTTTTTAATACCACCGTCTGCTATAATCTTGACAGGTCTGTCCGTCTGTGCGCAGTCCATAATAGTTTGCAAGCCAGGGATGCCATGGCCTGTCTGTACTCGGGTGCTGCAGATAGAACCGCCCCCGATGTTGCACCGAACAGAGTCAGCGCCCCAGTCGGACAAGGCATTGACGCCCTGCAGTGTTGCGACATTCCCGGCCATTATATGCATGCCTGATCCGAATATATCTCGTAGCTCTGCAAGAGCCTCTTTCATTAAAATATGGTGGCCGTGTGCCACGTCGATACAAATGAAAGCGGCGCCGGCATCATAGAGAGCTGTAGCTCTATCTATATAGTCACCATAGATGCCGATTGCTCCACCTATTGCTGCTGATGGACTTCTGGCAATAGAGGTTGCTGTGCGCAGCATCTTGCTCTGAGCCTCGATAGAATTGTAGCGATGAATAACCGCTGCACCACCAGCGTCAGCCATGGCAGCTGCCATGGGTGCTTCTGTTATCGTGTCCATGGGTGCCGAAATTATCGGTAGTGACACATCTATACGGTTGTAGGCTTCCATGTGAGCGGGCATCAGCACCGCCGACATGTCTACCTCGGCGCGCGAGCGAATGTCTGAATACTGCGGTTTTAATAGTACGTCATCATAGGATAAGGCGTCCTTCATTATTTCTCCTTCTCAATAAAGTTTCTTATGTCTTGTGGGGTATACCATGTTTCCTTGTGCGGATTTTTTGGCTCTGTTATCTGTATGATATCAGGCTTTCTTCCTTTTTTGATTTTAAACAGGGATATATTTGGGACACCATTAAATTTCAAAACCTTTGATATTTTTGGGTCGTCCCCTATGTTGAAAGCAAAAAAATAAATGTTGTCATAATCGTTGGCTATTTCCTCGTAAGTATCTTTGAGAGCGTGACAGAGGTGGCAGTTATTAGAATAAAACTTAATAACACAAGTACCATCTTCTAGAACGTTTCCGCTTAAAATCTTTAAAAGAGCACCTTTTGATAATCTTTCAATCACTGATTTTCTCCTCAAGAAACGCCTTTGTTTTGTCGATGCAACCCGGGCAAAACAGTTTAACACTCTCTTTCTTGTTGCGTATTACAACTGACCATTCCTGTACCATGCTCATGTCTGCCTTGTCAAACGGTTCCCCGCATACGTGACACTTGTCTGGTAGCTTCTCAAATAAGAAAATTTTATCGGACAGTTTCTTTTCTTCCTTCGATACTTTTCTTTTCTTAAGGGCGCGGCGTTGGTCTCGGTTCATGCCCTCTCCATAGTGGAGACCATTGGCATATGCACCAAGTACCGGCCGGCAGTGTTTTCGAACACCACAACTGCTGAAGGGAATGGTGCTGCATTCGTAGAATCTCCAAACTTTAGTCTTCCCTTGATGAAGTGAATTTCCTTCGCCTTCATTACATAATTGTGCCAATACTTTGTATCTGTACGAGCTGGCAACAGCATCACAACTCTTGTATCAGGATCTGCTTGTGTTTCTTCGTATGCTTTTTTGACCCACTCGTCAACCCCTCTTCCGTATGGAGGATTGATAAAAACAGTACGGCCTTTCCAACTTTTGGAGAGACCATCTTCTGCTTCCGTATAAAAATTATCACATTTGGTGTTGTCTACGGTAGCACACGGATCGAGATTAAAGGGTCCAAAGCGCCAGTTCAATCTCTCAAAAAATACTTGTGGCGTAGCCCAATCGCTTGATTGGCTAGAGAACATTGTTTGTTGTGTTTGTTTGTCCATTAATTCTCTCCATTGATTTGTTATAATATTCTTCGTTCATTTCACACCCCACAAACCTGCGGTTGGTGTGAATCGCAGCCACTGCAGTAGTCGCAGAGCCTGCAAAACAATCTAACACTAAATCCCCTTCATTCGAATGCTTATTGATAAGATCCTTGAAAAGAGGAAGACTTTTTTGGGTAGGATGAAACCTATCCTTACCACCCTGCAAGGGGTGATGATAAATGCCCTTGTCATATTTACTATTAAAAGTGGGCTTTGATTTTTTAATTCCAAGCAACGCAATCTCTCGACAGTTAGTTAAATAGTTTACGTTGCTGTTAATCGGTTGCGGATTTGTTTTAATCCACTCCACGAATCTAATCTGTTTAAACTTTTCGTTCTCTAATATTTCTTTGAGGGAAGTAATCTTCCACAAGTCAAAGAATATAATGCACGTACCGCTAGGTTTCAACACGCGATAAAAATGGCGCGCAAACAATTCTAATTGTTCCAAGGTGAAATTGCTATCCCAGTCCCCATACTTTGTTGTCACTGCGTACTTCTTGCCGTAAATGCTCCCGTACTTAAGAAAATCTCTCTTGTAGGTTTTGAGTTTTCTTTTAATGGCGCCCTTTTTTATACTTTCGTTTGCATAAAGAGAATTATCCTTCTTCAAGAAATTTATCCACTCTCTGAGTGTTTTAAGACTCTTCCACTCCTCCGCTGTGCGCAAGTTCGTGGCGCCTTCTTGGTCTTGAGTCGCCACATGTTTCACCCATTTATCCATCCCCGAATCCCGGGAAGTGATATAAGGAGGATCAGTTAAGATAAGGTCCACCGATTCATCCGGGATATCCGACAAAAACTGCAAACCTTCTTGATTAAGAAGTTTAATATTGCTCATTGTTCTTGGTACATCGTGTTGCGCGCCACAGCGCGTCTTTCAACCCAGAACTCGCTCCTGAAGACGAACGTCATTAGTATATCAGAGGCGCCGTCGACGTCAAGAAACAAACACCCCTTCTGCTTTCTTTGAACATACCCTTGCAACCCGGCGGCATATTCTTGCTGCAGCAGGGGCGAATAATGTTGATACTTATGAGGGGTCCAGAGCAGTAAGCGATAAATACTACCAAAGTCGTCTGTTGTTTTAATCTCCTCGTCTAACCGCTGCCGCAATTCTTCACCTCCGAACTGCTGTGCGACTTCCAGCGCCACGGCGACTGCCGGCGCGTGAGGGGTGTGTTTGCGCGGACTGAGAACTTCTAATTGTTCTGCGGACAACTCTTTCTGTGGGATTCTCAGCGAGTGGAGAGGACATGTTGTAATATTTTTAACTGCAGTTCGGGATGCCCCCCGAGGAACAGACACTGGCTTGTACTCATTTTCCACCCACTCTACATACTCTGTAATGGTAGTTGGGTCACTATAAATGATCGGACAATCCTCTTTATCGTCATAGCCCGTGGCTCGGCCGGCCAATGACTGTACGGCAAAATCCACCTGCGTCTCACCATTTTTTCTTTTTCGTTCGAACATAACGTCAACATACTCATTGTTAAGGGTGGCACCCATAGCCAACATATTTTTAACAAGAACAACAACAGGGATAGGCGGCCGCCGACTGAACCATTTTTCTTGGCCTGAGTTGGGGGTACCTAGACAATTTTGTAGATCTGTATCTCCGGCCGTCTGTTCATTCAACTCCACTATTGCCACATCGTAGTTTCTTTCATCCCCGGGCTGCGGAACCCCTTTCAAGACTCTATAGTCTTGTGCTTCTAACACTCGAAAGATAGACTTTGGAATCCACTCATTGGCTGAGCCAACGGGAAGGCGAAGAAGACTAAAGCCGTTCTTCTCTTGCGTAAGACAGGGGCTTATAATTTCCTCACAAAGACGCGTCACATCCAGCTTGCTATTTAGGGGCCAAGATGCTTGAATCTTTTCGTCCTCTATCATTTCTTTCATACCATAATAGTTCGGTCCCGGGTCCAGCACGACCCTATTAACCCAATCATAATCTTGAGTGGCCAAGGTCTCGGCCATTGGGGTTGCTGAGACAGTACACACATGTACATTGCTCACCTCCCATTCCTTGGGATCTTTGGAGAGATCAATCCCCCACAGAGCCAATACTGCATCCGTCACACTCTGCGCGGCCGTTCCGTAATGAGCTTCATCTAACATCACCAGGCCATTGTCGAAGATCACCGGTGTACTTTCCCACCCATCAACCTTAATCCTTCGTGCCCAGTCCTTTCTTAACTCGCGACGATCCTCCTCGGTCTTGCAATTATCGCAGTCTCCGCGGCACTTCTTTGCGTTTTTAAGAATTGTTCCCATCGACATACGCCCGGTACGGACACGCGCAGGTACTCTCGCCTTTGTTTGTTCAGCGAGGCTTTTGTCAGAGGGACATTGAATAAACAGCGAGTCCTTCACTCCCAAAAATTTCTTAATGACAGGGATGCGCAGCACTTCTTCAACGCACACCATCGCCCCAGTTTTTCCCACTTGGGTTTGAGCCATAATTTGAGAATATGAATTAAAGTTCCCGTCTTGGCGCGCCGAGAGGATCCCGGCTACAACTTCAATGGCAGCTCTCATTTGATTTTCGTGCCAAGGCGCCTCAAATCCTTCTTCAAAGGTACCCTCTTTCATATCTTCAAGACGTTTTTCTAGTATTACAAACGCCCCTTCATAAGTTAGAGAAAGTCCAAACAACTCTTCCGTCAATAGCATCGGCGGAATGATCTCTGTCTTGCCTACATCTTCCAACCACTCCTGTGTTGCGAGCGTTCTATTCTTTGGGGTCATTTTGCTTCAACTCCACTGGTGTGCCAAGTTTCTTAATCTCGGTCCAAGTAATATTGGCACTCAACCTTGGGTCTTTTTTCTTGAGGACGTCCGGAAACTTTTTCTTTAACTTCGGCTGAAGTACGGCGTAGACATCCGTTCCTTTCATCTTCCAACTTTCCACCATCCTTCCTTCCTCAAATCTATTATAATAGTGTTCGGGATATTTTGCAAGCTTTTCTTCATACAAATATCGATCTTGTTCGGGCCAAGTAGATTGTACGGATATCCCGGTGTATGTGCCTTGGCATCGCGGACCAATCGTAGACTTGTATTCACAACCTTCGCCTTTCTCATTAATGGCGTCGGCTCCTGAATAGGTATCGGCCAGCTGATGGCCAAGCACGCATGCGGCGTAAATTTCTTTAGAGCGGGCATAACTAAACGGGTCTCCCCACCCTTGTTCCTCGCACAACTCCGCCATTCGTTCGAACATCATACAATATTCTTGCTCAGGCCTCATCAGTACTCCCTAGGGCTCCATCGCCCCTGTCGCTAATAGTCATGGGATAATCATATAAAACCCCATCGGTGTTTTCAACAGGTCGAAACGCCACAACCGGAATCATAACCAGTTGAGCGATCTTATCGCCAGGTGTGATAACCTGCAGTTGTCTCCCAATATTGTGAAGGTTGATGAACACCTCTCCATCATAGCCAGAGTCGATAACACATGCCCCCACAATGAGACTGCGCTTTGCTGCCACGCTTGAACGGTTCTTTACTTCCAGCATGTAACCGTGTGGCACTCCAAAGCGCAGCCCCGTGGGAACAATCCTGCTTTCGCCGGGGTTGAGCGGAATTCTTTCTAGTGCTTCTGTCGGGGAATAGAATACATCCAGGCCTGCATCTGATGGGTTTGCGCGCTCGGGAGCGAACGCATCCAAACGGACTCGTGCATACTCAACGATCACACTTCCCCCGTCAAAATCTTGAAGTTATCAACAACCTCATCGATGTTGAACTTCCCCTTGTATAGACGATAAGCCTTCACAGCCGCACGAATCTCGTCGGTGTTAAGCCAACCGTTCTCACGGAACTCTACGCGAAGGTCTCGCTTTTGTTCCTTGAACGGCTCCATCGCCTCTTCGATTGCATCAAGTGAGCGGATATATTCCTTCACGTAACGCTTCTTCTCTTCATATGTGTTTGCCACATTGCCTCCTTTGGTACTACTAATATACCAAATCTGTGTGTGTCTGTCAAGTAGTTTTTAGCCGAACTTGAACTTAATTTCTGCACTAATTTTTAGACTGGGTACGCGCAAGTGGTTTGCCATGTTGTGGCTCCTACACTCTTCTGCGTCCAAGAACCAATCGGCGTGTCCCTTCTCGTGTACAATGTCCAAAAAGTATTCTTCGGGCTGGCTGCAGTTGATTGCCATCATACGATAAATCTTTTGGTTTAGTCTCTCGACTTCTTCTGCGTCTGCTTTGATCTCCTCAACCTTGCCCCATCCCATCGAGCTAACATCGTGAATCATCAGGGTTGCATCGGGGTCCATGTATCTGTGCCCTTCCTCTCCAAAGCTGAACAGTACAGCGCCACAGGACATTGCCTTTCCTTGTGCGATGGTTGCAACCTTAACCTTGGAATGCTTTATGTCAGATATCATCGACATTAAACTATACACCTGGCCCCCATAGCTGTCTATAATGACCGGTATCACTGGTTGTCCTGAGTTCTGTGCTCTCGCCATTTCATCGGAAAACGCCTTTGCGCTCGCCTCGTCAAACTTTCTTACACGAATAACGACGGGCAAGTCGTCTATAAATTTGGGCTCCTTGAGGAGCGGGCTGAAGTATCTTATTATGTTCATTGTTTATCCTAGTAATTTGAATGTCTTTCCAATGGCGTAGGTCGAGAACCCCCATTGCTCATCGTATTTTAATCTAGCCATGTATGG